CATGCAGCGGGATATCAAGAAGAAATGCTCAAGCCTGCTGGGTCAGCCTCAGCAACAATGGCAAGGATCAGCGCCACACCTTATGCAGGTTGCTCTCTTTGCGGGGCATGGGATGATCGCGATCACTGACGACGCCGGCGCCTTCGAATTAGATTACTTGGGCTTCACTGCTGGTGGGTTTCCCACTATTGAAGCAGCAAAAGCATCCGCGCCTGAGTTTGCTCAATCTGTTCTAGAGCATATGCGAAACCTTATTCAGAATATTTAGGTAATCCCATGGCACTTACTCCAAAGCAGGAGGCCTTCTGTCTGGCCTACCTGGAGACGGGTAATGCCAGCGAGGCTTACCGTCGCGCATACGACTGCAAAAACTCCAAGCCTGAGAGCGTCAATCGTTTGGCGAAAGCTCAGCTTGATAACGTCAAGATTGCATCAAGGATCGAAGAATTGCGCGCACCGGTTCGTGAGCGTGCTCAGCTGACCCTTGAGTCGCACCTAGCTCGGCTGGATGAGCTGAGCCGCAAGGCGGAAGAGGATGGCCAGTTCAGTGCTGCCATCACCGCTGAGACAAACCGCGGCAAAGCATCGGGCCTGTACACCGAAAAGATCGACCACACCAGCAGCGACGGCAGCATGACTCCGAAGGGGAGGTCGCTCGACGACTTCTACTCCGGCGATGTACCAGCTTAATCCGAACCTTCGTGAGTTCTGGCGCACCAGAAAGCCGTACAAGCTGCTCAAGGGTGGCCGGTTCTCATCGAAGACGCAAGACGCCGGCGGCATGGCTGCTTACCTGGCCCGCAACTACTCGGTCAAATTCCTCTGCATCCGCCAGTTCCAGAATCGCATTGCCGACTCTGTGTACACGGTGATCAAGGAGAAGATCGAGCAGGCCGGCTGGACGCATGAGTTCGACATCGGCGTGTCGTCGATCAAGCACCGCACGACTGGCTCCGAGTTCCTGTTCTACGGTATCGCCCGCAACCTGAGCGACATCAAGGGTACTGAGGGCGTCGACATCTGCTGGATCGAGGAAGGCGAAGGCCTGACCGAAGAGCAGTGGTCCGTGATCGACCCGACCATCCGCAAGGAAGGCGCCGAGATCTGGATTCTGTGGAACCCGGATCTGATGACCGACTTCGTCCAGGCCAAGCTGCCCAAGCTTCTGGGTGAGTCGTGCATCATCAAGCACATCAACTACCCGGATAACCCGTTCCTATCCGCTACCGCCCGCGCCAAGGCCGAGCGACTGAAGGAGGCGGACGAGGAATCCTATCGTCACATCTACCTGGGCGAGCCGCGCACCAACGACGACGCTGCGATCATCAAGTTCTCTTGGATCGAGGCGTGCATTGACGCGCACAAGAAGCTGGGCATGAGCCTGGGCGGTGCGCGTGCGGTTGGCTATGACGTGGCCGACAGTGGCGACGACGACAACGCCTGCGCGATTTTCGACGGCGCCCTGTGCCTTGAGCTGGACGACTGGAAGGCCGGTGAGGATGAGCTGAATGAATCAGCCATGCGCGCCTGGTCGCATGTTCGTGGCGGCCGATTGATCTACGACAGCATCGGCAACGGTGCGCACGTAGGCTCGACGCTGAAGGCCGCCAAGGCACCGATGCGTTACTACAAGTTCAACGCTGCAGGCGCGATCATCGAACCCGAGAAGGCCTACGCCCCGCAGATCAAGAACAAGGACAAGTTCGAGAACCTGAAGGCCCAGGCCTGGCAGGACGTGGCAGACCGCATGCGCAACACGTTCAACGCGGTCACCAAGGGCCACAAGTTCAAGCCGTCCGACCTGATCAGCATCTCCGGAGACCTGCGCAAGCTCGAGCAGTTGAAGCTGGAACTGTCCACGCCGCGCAAACGCTACAGCAAGCGAGGCCTGGACATGGTAGAGACCAAGGAAGAGCTGGCGAAGCGCGGCGTTGCATCGCCGAACCTCGCTGACGCATTCGTAATGGGCGCATGCCCGCATCTGGTGGCCGCATCCCGGCCTATCCGCGATCTGCTTTGACCTGCGCGGGCACATCAACCGAATAGGTGAAGCATGGCGAAGAAAGCCGACAAGCCGAACAAGGCCCTGACGCAGGCGCTCAAGAAGTACGAGGCGCAGATCAAGGCTACGGGTGACGGCCTGGTCAACGTCGTGTCGGGCCTGGGGACTCATAAGGCCAAGCGCTCGCACAACCAGTTCCAGTACGGATTCCTGAACGACTTCAGTCAGCTTGACGCGGCGTATCAGACCAGCTGGCTGGCCCGGGCCATTGTTGACTACCCGGCCGAGGACATGACCCGCGAGTGGCGCACCCTGAAGTGCGACGAAGCGGATCTGATCCGATCCGAGGAAGATCGCCTGCAGTTGCCTGCTCTCACCAGTGAGGCGACCAGCTGGGCTCGCCTGTACGGTGGCGCCGGAATCCTGATGATCACCAATCAGGATCTGACCAAGCCGCTGAGGGCGGACAAGATCAAGAAGGGCGATCTTTACCGCCTGCTGGTTGTCGATCGCTTCGACATGACGCCGCTTGACCTGAACCAGACCAACATCCTGGCCGCGAACTACCTGCAGCCGGAGTTCTACACCATCGCCGGCGGCGCACAGCAGATTCACTGGTCGCACTTCGCCCGGTTCGCCGGTGCCAAGCTACCCCGCCGCCAGCGCGCACAGACTCAGGGCTGGGGCGACTCCGAGTTGCGCAAGTGCCTCGACGACGTGATGGACATCGTTGCATCGAAAGACGGCGTTGCCGAGCTGATGCAAGAGGCCAACGTCGACATCATCAAGCGCGTAGGCCTCAGTGATGAGCTGGCCAGCGATCAGGACGACGCCATTACGGCGCGATATGCCCTGTTCAGCATGATGAAGTCCAGCATCAACATGGCGCTGCTCGACGGCGAAGAGACGTACGACCGCAAGACGCTGGACATGTCCGGCGTTGCCCCGGTGCTCGACCTGCTGATGACCTGGATCAGTGGCGCGGCCGATATCCCGGTCACCCGTCTGTTCGGCACCTCCGCCAAAGGCCTCAACGCCACCGGCGAAGGGGACATGGAGAACTACTTCAATTCGCTGTCCAGCAAGCGGCTGACGCAGATCGACCCAGGCCTACGCCAGCTCGACGAAGTGCTGGTTCGCTCGGCTACTGGCCGCTGGATCGACGACTTCAACTACGTCTGGAACCCGTTCAAGCAGCCGGACATCGTTCAGATCGCCCAGGCGAACAAGGCAAAGGCAGAGACTGACCTGCTGTACAAGGACGGCGGAATCGTCACCACCAGCCAGATTCAGCGCCGCCTTCAGGCCGAAGAGCTGTACCAGTTCGACGACGAGAAGATCGCCGCGCTGGAGCTCGACGAAGACGTGACCATGTTCAATGACCCGGTGGATGACGGCGACAAGCTGGAGTAGCGATGAACCAGATCGGCATCGACTACAACGCCAAGCTCCAACGCCTGGTGCGACAGATCAAGGCCGACATCTCGAAGGAGATCATGCCGCTGGTGCGCATGCTGGCATCTGAGTACACGCAGGACGCCGCCGTAACGACGCAGGATGCATGGTCTGACCGGATCATGGCTGCCATGCAGTTCCTGTTCGCCAAGTGGCAGAACGAGCGAGTGAGCGTTGCTGCTGACCGTATCGCCGGCGAGTTCGTGCAGGCCGCGCTGAAGAAGTCCGAGCGCGACCTTAAACGATCCGTCGGCATTGACGTGTTCAGCGGCTCGAAGCAGATGCAGGACTACCTGTTGGCCTCGGCGCAGCAGAACGCGCAGCTGATCAAGTCCATCCCGGCCAAGTACCTGGAAGAGGTGCAGACGCTGGTGATGGCGAACATGCGTTCCGGCATGCGGCCTGGATACATCGATCGGGCATTGCAGGAGCAGTTCGGCGTGACGCAGCGCCGGGCCAAGTTCATTGCCCGCGACCAGACATCCAAGATCCAGGGCGAACTGGCTGAGAAGCAGCAGCAGGACGCTGGTTTCGAATACTTCCGCTGGGTCGACTCCGAGGACCGCCGGGTACGGCACCGTCACCGCGAGATCGCCGGAAAGGTCACCGCCTACGGCCCTGGCGTTTACAAGTGGAGCAACCTTCCGCTCAGCAGCGACGGCGTGCCGATCAAGCCCGGCAGTGACTACAACTGCTTCACTGGCGACTCACCAGTGAACGTCTTCTATGGC